TATGAGATTTTGGAGTATTAGTTACCCAGACTTAAACAATGGTTTGGGTTGCAGAGTTACCCTATGGGTAGCAGGTTGTTCACACCATTGTAAAGGATGCCAAAATAGACAGACTTGGGATTTTGAAGGAGGAAGATTATTTACCAAAACTGATAAGGATAATTTATTTGAGGCTTTGAATAAGCCATATATTAAAGGAGTAACGCTTAGTGGCGGAGACCCTATGGATAATTTTTATGAAATATTGGAGTTAGTTAAGGAAATCAAAGAGAAATTTCCATCAAAAGATATTTGGTTATATACTGGTTATACATTAAAAGAAATTGAAGATAGCTTTAGGAATGAAATCATTCCATACATTGATTATTTAGTTGACGGACGATTTGAATTAGATAAGAGAGACATTTCTCTTAAATTTAGAGGTTCTTCAAACCAAATTATTTGGGTGAAGAATGAAGAAGGAAAATTAGTTAAAAGTGACTTAAATTAGTTAATAAAGGTAGGCAGAAATGTCTACCTTTTTCTATTTATCATAAAAGTACAATAAAAGATGAGAAAATTATTATTTGGTGCGATTTTGGCATTTGATTAGGCATTATTTTTAATTCTCACATTGCAAATATAGGGGGTTTTCTCGGAAAAACCAAAAATGTTTGCAAAAAAAATCGTTAATTTAACGATTTTTTTTAAAAACTATATACTATTTATATATGTAACTTCACCTAATGAATACATTATGGAATACAAGACATACAACATAGAACTACAGATGAGTGACACGACACGTCAACATTGGATGAATCTCTTGTCTGAGACAAGAGACGCATTCAACCGTTGCGCAATACTTGTCACATCGTCCAAAATAAAGTTGGGTCTTGTATCAGTACATAACCTCTGTTATAACACGTTGAGAACAGAGTTCCCCAATATACCGTCACAAGGTATCATAAGAGTGCAGAAGTCAGTGCTTGCAGCACTACGCTCAATACGTTCGAACAAACATAAGAACGCTGACGTACCGCAGAAGAAGTCATTGTCGCTGCAACTTGACAAACGTATGTATTCAAACCTATCCGTTGATGGCATCTGCCTGTCAAACGGCAACAGTCATAAACGAGAGAAATGCACGTTCGTGCTCTACGACAAGGTACGTGAACTGTTTGATACGTGTACGTTCAGTGACCCTACTGTGTTCGCACGTAATGGAAGACTATTCCTGTCAGTTCCCTTTGAGGTGGCAACACCACCATTGAAAGGTAATAAAACACTCGGTGTTGACCTCGGAATGAAACGTCTGTTCGTCACTTCTGAAGGTCAGTACTATATCGACAAAAAGTATCTGAAGAGACGTAGGAAACTACGTTATCTCAAACGCTGTTTGCAGAGCAAGGGAACACGTTCAGCAAAGAAGCACCTTGCGAAGGTGAAGAGAAAGGAACGGAATATGTCCAAGGACATGCTCAACAGAGCAACAAACGCTTTGTTGGCTTGCAACGCAAGCATCTACGTCCTTGAGGATTTGAAGAAGATTAAGTATAAGACCTCCCGTACTAAGGAAGGGTTTAAACGTACAAGGCATAACAATGCCTTGTCGCAAGTACCCCTTGCAGAGTTTAGGGAGATGTTGACCCATAAGGCAACACTTGTTGGAAAGCAAGTGGTATCGGTTTCCCCAACATGGACAAGTCAAATGGATTGCAGAACTGGTAAGCGTGATGGTGAACGTCACGGTTGCAGATATTACTGCAATGATGGTATTGTATTTGACGCAGATTGGAACGCAGCGGTCAATATTGCACAACGTGCAAACCACCCGACCACGACCGTCTTGCCAATTGATGGCAAGATGCAAGCCCTGGTCGGCAAGGCTCAGTCAGCAGCCTCAACGTCAAGGACTTAATTGTTCATGACAAGCCCACGAATCTTCAGTTCGTGGGTGGTTGACTAAGAGATTAGGTAATGGTGAACGATTTTTAGGCGGTCACGCAATTTCTATTGTTGGATATGACAAGAAGGGCTTGATTTTACGTAATTCTTGGGGTAGTGCATTTGGTAATAATGGCTACACTCATATGGATTGGGGTGAAATAAAAAAATTCTACGAGATTTGGACAATTGTAGACTGAAAATATAGTTATCAATTTTATGTTAAAAGGTTGGGTTTTTACTCAGCCTTTTTTGTTTATATATAAAATCAAAAAATTACATTTTAAATAATTATAGTTAATTGATTATTACTATGGCTAAAATTCAGTATTTTGGTATTAAATACCCGTTTACAACAAAAGAGTTTCAGAACTTTTTTCTTGATGTCAATGATGATGAAAAGGATAAAGTCAGAAGTCAGATTATGCACGTGATTTTTACCCCTAAGGGTCAGAGACTTAGAGAACCTGAGTTTGGAACTGATTTAATCAGATATATTTTTGAACCTAATGATGATATTACTTGGACAGGATTGAAAAATGAAATTACTGATGCAGTTCAAACGTATGTTAATAACGTAACTTTAAATGACATTCAAGTAGCAAAGAGTGAAGATAATGAAGGTGCGGTTTACGTTAGAATAGATTACTCAGTTAAACAAGGAAATAAAGTAACTAAAGATAGTATTGTAACAGAAATATAATGGCAATTAGTAAATAAAAAAGATAAAAAAAAAGAAGCTATTAAATAAGAAGATAGTAATTATGAGCCAAAAGAAAATTAATTATTTAGCAAGAACGTTTAGTGATTATAGGGCTGAGCTTATTAATTTCAGTAACAAGTATTATCCTGAATTAGCAGATGATTTCAATGATAGTTCAGTCGGTGCTTGGTTTATTGATTTGGTATCGTCAGTTTCTGATAACTTATCTTATCATATTGATAGGATGTATCAAGAAACTAACCCAAATACTGCTATGCTTAAGAGTTCAGTGCTCAATTCAGCACGTTCTAATGGCTTTAAAGTGCCAGGTGCTAAAGCAAGTATGTGCGAGGTTAAACTTAGTTGTAATTTACCAGTAGACCCTAAAGATATTTCTTCACCTGATTGGGATTATGCGCCAATTTTGAGGCGAACATCTACTGTAGCAGCAGGTAATTATAATTTCCACTTAACTGAAGATGTTGATTTCAAGGAGCAATTTAACTCAGAAGCCTTTTCTAATAGAACTTTTACTCCTAATAGGAACTCAAATGGTTCTATTACAAGTTATACTGTGTCTAAGACAACTATCGTTATAAATGGTACGACACGAGTATTCAAAAAGGTTTTAACAAGTACTGACGTTAAGCCTTTTATGGAGATTGTGCTACCTGATACAAACGTAATGAACGTTGAGTCAATTATTTTCAAAGAGTCTGCTGATTTCTCACAAGACCCTGACATTCAAGAGTATTATTATGATGAAGAGCAGTATAAAACTGATGAAAATGCGGCAATGACGTATAGATATTTTGAAGTTGATTCATTGGCTGACCAATGGAGGTTTGGTTCTGAGTCTAACTTTGACAATAATGTCATTAGAGACACCTTCAATCCTGAAGTTTATGAAGATTATACTGAAACAGAAACGTTTGGCGATACAAGTTCTTCAAGGACATCAAGGTATTATAAGGGTAAGTGGAAGCCAATAACTCAGAAATTCATTACTGAATATACTGATAATGGCTATATGAAAGTGATTTTCGGCAGTGGAGTTGATTATATGGAAGTTCCTACTGGTAGCACTAAGTATGGCGAGTATAGGGCAAGTAAAATCATTAATAATGATATGTTAGGCGTTCTTCCTAAACAAGGTTGGACTATGTACATTCTTTATGAAGTAGGAGGTGGAGCTGAAACTAATTTAGGTGCAGGCGCTATCAATTCAATTTCTCTTATGAATGCGCAATTCCATAGCGATGGCACTGAATTACTTTCAAGGATGAAAGGCCAAATATTAAATTCAATGTCAGTAACTAATGTTACTCCTTCAGTAGCAGGTAAAGATGCCCCTTCAGTTGATGAAATCAAATATTTGGCAAAATATAATGCCTCATCACAAGAAAGATGCGTCACATTGAAGGATTATAAGACGAGGCTTATGATGATGCCTCCTAAATATGGTGCTCCTTACAGATCAGCAGTTATCGAGGACAATAACAAGATTTCAATGAGTCTTTTGGGCTTGAATAGCTTAGGAAAGCTTGATAAATCATTACCTGAAGCCCTTGTGAATAACATTTTGGAATATATATCACATTATAGATCTATTAATGACTATATTGAGGTTAAGAGTGGAAGGATTTATAACATTGGTTTCTCAGTTGACGTATTCATTGATAAGTCATACAATAGTGCTAACGTAGTAAGTAACATTATTAACAAGATTAAGGACTATATGGACGTTGAAAAACACGATATGGGGGAAGATATATTCATTGGTGATTTGGAGAAGGAAATCACGCTTATTGATGGTGTTTTAAGCCTTATTTCGTTGAGAGTCTATAACATCTATAGTCAGAACTCAGGTAACTATAGTACTGATAAAGCACCTTATCCAATGCTAAATGAGCAGACTGATTGTAAAACAACAAATCTTCCTGTTTTTAACGTTTCGGACGGTTCTCAGTCATATCCAATTGACTTGGATGCTATTGATAGGGTATTGTATAGTGATTATAACTCAATGTTTGAGATTTTGAATCCAACAAATGACATACAAATAAGAGTAAAACTTAAGTAATGGCTTGCAATTGTAAAAGAGTTAAAAATTTTGACGAATTACGTCAAGAATTAGAAAAAAACGTTAAAGTAATAAGAGTAAGTAGGTTGATGAAATGTGCGATATTTCTAAAATACTTACTCTTTACTTTTAAAAATGTTATAACATTTGGTTATAACTTATTTCGTTATGATGATTTAAAAGAATGGACAGGAATTTAAGAATTAAGGCAAATGTAGGTAAAGACCAAATTTTGCACGTTAATATGAAGCAAGATGTTGACCTTTTTGAGATTTTGTCACTGACTTTATCTCAGCAGGATGCTTATAAAATTCAAACATCAAATTATGGAGTTATCGTTGGTCGTGTATTGGCCAATGATGCTTTCGGTGTGCCCAATGCAAAGGTGTCAGTATTCATTCCTTTAACCGATGAAGATGCCCTTGATAATAATATTAAAAATCTTTATCCTTATACTGCCACTACAAGTTTGAATAGTGATGGCAAAAGATATAATTTATTACCTACATACTCTAATGATGATTGCTATGTTAAAGTAGGCACGTTCCCTTCAAAGAGAGAAGTTCTTGATAACGATACTGTCTTAGAGATTTATGACAAATATTACAAATATACTGCTACGACCAATAAGGCAGGTGATTATATGATTTTTGGCGTGCCAACAGGTAATTGCCAAGTTCATGTAGACGTAGACTTGTCAGACATTGGTATTTTATCGCAAAAGCCAAGAGATTTCGTTTACAAGGGTTATAACATTAATCAGTTTGAGAGTCCTACCAAATTTAAGGATAGCAGTAATCTTGACACTTTGGCTCAGATTTATAGCCAAGATGAATCAGTTAATGTTTACCCATTTTGGAGTGACGAAAACGCAGGAGAGGCTGCTATTACACGAAAGGACATCAATCTCCAATACGAGTTTAACACTACTTGTGTGTTCTTAGGCAGTGCGGTTACTGATAGTAAAAACAATAGTATCTCTCACGAATGTGATGTTGAAGTCGAAGCAGGTGAGATGTCACAATTGATTACAGGTGAAGGTACTATTGAAATGATACGTAAAACACCTTATGGAAATGTTGAGGAGTTTTCAATACAAGGAAATCAGTTAATTGATTCAGACGGTGTATGGTGTTATCAAATCCCAATGAACCTTGATTATGTTGGCATGGATGAATATGGAAATGTTGTACCGACCAATGACCCTACTAAGGGTATCCCGACAAGAGCAAGAGTAAGATTCAGAATATCTTTAAATGAAAGCGGTACTGATACTTTGACAAGACATAAGGCTAAATACCTTGTGCCTAATAATCCGTTTATTGAGCCTTCTGATAATATTGATAGAAGACCAGTCTTGACCGAAGAGTCTAAGGTTGATTATGATAATTTATATACTTTTGGTAGTGCTACGCCTGAAAGTTGCTTTAGGGATTTGCTATGGAATAATGTTTATACAGTAAAAAGTTATATACCACGTATTCAGAAAGCACAAAGGACTTTAACTGATTATTATAGTGCAATTAAAGGTGTAAATAAACGAGATGCCAGTGATAAAAACACATTTCCTTTCAATAAACTTAAATTAAAGTTTAATACAAGAACGACTCAATTATTAAGATATTTAAGGGATAATTTCAAAGGAAGCACTAAGGATATTTCTGATTTAGCTTTTTGGTATACCATTAGAAATAGGACTGAGCGCCCTAATTTGGATTCTGTCATAGAAAGTGTGATTGATGAAAATGATGGTATATCATTAGATTTCTATAATGATTGGGTTAATGGTGTTTTATATTTCCCTTTATGGTTTTGGAGAGTAAGGAAAAAGACAAAGTATAAAAATGGTGAAATTCTATATGAAAGTAAGTTTTGTAATGCTAATGAAGAACAATCAGCATTATACAACTCATCAACTTGTGATTTGCCTTATAAAATAGAGGAATCTGATTCTTCATCTCATATAATTACATTAGATTTAACTGAAAGTGATTATCAGAAAAAACCAGAATGGAAAAAATTATCGGTTTTTTTTATTCAAGTAATGGATATTTTGCTGCATAAAAATGAAGGTTTTGATAGAAAACTTGAATCCATTAAAGTTCCTAATGGACTTATAATGGAAAAAGAAAACAAAGACCATGCTAAAATTTACTATTATTCGCATTCGCAAGATTATAGCGTTAAAAGCAGTAAAAAAGATGATAAAGGTAATGTGATATATGATGAAATATTTGTAAGACTTTATTCTACTGACATTGTTTTATTGGGCAGTTTAAGCGATAACGACATCAATGGTATACCTCAGATTAAAGATTTTTACCCAATTACAAGCGCAAATGTACCACCAGTTGGAACTTACAAAGAGGTTACTGATGAATCAACGGGTGAATCAAAGGATGACTCTAAAGAAGAAAATGCATATGATGGCATAACTGGTATGCACTGGGGTTCTGACTTAAATAGAGTAACTAAGGCTGATGAAAATGGCTTTATATTAAGTAAAGGCTTACTATTCGGTACAATGCCAATTGGTCCTTGGTATACAACATACACTTTGCCTAAAAGTTGCATAAATGTAGAACGACTTTGTGAACTTGGCGTGTCTCTTGATATGAGTACTACTAAAGGACTTAACAATGTTAAATTGAACAATTTCGGTACAAATGATGGTCTAATTACTAAAAGAGAGATAGAAGACGAATATAGTAGACAACTATTTTCTACATTAAATCAAAAGCCTTTAATTGTTTCTAAAGAACGCCCTAATTCATTTACAGGATATTATAACTACCCTATACAATATACTTGTCCTACTGATTTTGATGGCAAGATGGCAGGTTTTATTAACAACTTTACAAGCGGTTATAGCTTTGATGATGAAAGTGTGGAGTATGAGTCGTTTAGATTTGGTGACTATGGAGAATATGTTTTTTACAAAAAAGAAGAAAATAAAGAAAAAGGATATAATTCATATTCATACCCTGTTTATAATAATTCTTATTACTTTTACTTCGGCTTAAATGCAGGAAATACTGCTATTGAAAAGTTCAAAAAACAGTTCTATTCTGACTGTACTGAGGCTGAAGAGTTGCCATTTGACGTTTCAATTAAATTGGTTAAAAGTCCAACTTTATGCAACCCTAATGCAGGCGAAATTTCATTTGAAAGTAATAGTTTGAGTGGAAAATGTTTAACTTATGAAATTACTGACGTTAATAATGTGACTAAAAGTGGAAAGAATGAAAATGCAAGTGGATTAACCGTTGGTACTTATAAAGTTAGCATTAGTGGCTTTAGTTCTTGTAATAATAATTTAAACGATTATTTAGGTAAAATATCATACGATATTGAAATAAATTACCAAACTCCTATGATTTCATTGGATGTGGATGTGACTCAACCAAAAGAGTCAGGAGGAACAGGCTCCATTAATTTTAGCAACATTACAATGTATGGTGTCACTTACAATTCAAGTGAGTTTATTGACAATGAAGATGCTAAAGGAGGCTATTTTAATATTAATGATGAGTTTACGATAAGTTACACATTAAAAGATTCTAACAATAATGATGTTGATAGAGATAAATACAATAGCTTAGTCGAAGGTGAGTATAAACTTTCCGTACAAGAATTATGCAACGGTGAAGGTCGAGGCGATACTAAAATAAAAACTATTATCATTAAGCACCCAGAAAAGAAAACGGAAGATGGATAATATTAAAATATTTTTAAATTCTAATAGGTCAAAGAAGTCAGTAAATGCTCCTTTTTACCAAGATGTTGAATTGAAAGCAAACAAAAAAATGTTTACTGAAGAAAACATCAACGGAGTTGTTAATGCTTTTGACTTATATAATGAAGAAAGAAATGCTACAAACAAGGTTAGACTTGTTTGTAGCATTAACCCTGTTTGTTCAAATGTTCTTTTTAATCCTGTAACCGAAATAGTTAAGGACGAAGGTAGTGAGTCTCCATTAGTACTTAACTATAAAGGGTTAAAGAATTCTGACATTTTGAGCAATGATGACCGTAATCCAATTAAGCCAATTACAAGTGATGATAGTGGCACTATTGATAATAATGGGTTTATTTGGAATGAGTATGAGGCCATTAGAGACACACAATTGAGTAGCAATGATTTTGGGTTTAAATATCATTGTGGTATTGATATTTTCAACAATCATTTATTGAGGTCTGACACGTTTAAAATTGTGTCTTATAATGGAACAAATTCTTTTCTGCCTAAAAGTGATGGAAGAAGGAGCAGCAATGAATCTGAATCAAAAGTAACACACCGTTATATTGACCAATATTTTAACACTATTGACGATTGGATGAGGGATTCAAGGGGAAACATTGTGTACAATAATTTCTTTAACCCTTTCTTGAATTCAAATTCAATCCTTTATAATTATGAGATAAATAATTTTAATGGCGGTCATAAAAACGATTCGAATAATTATTATGCAACTTTTGATTTTAAATTAATAATCAATGATCCGAAAAATATAATTTCGTTAACACGAAATACAACCATTAAAATTGAGTTTGATTATTTTTTAACTGAGTATAATTGGGAACAAAGTGATACTAAAGGGTATTCAAAAAATGGCGTTTATACTAAGCACGCTATATATACTGACATATTAGCTGCTGACAACACTGATAAAACTGATAAAACAATTCAATTTACAGTTAATAGTGCCAGTGACACTACACATCCGCCTACTTATATTGATAAGCACTTAGAAAAATACAGAATTAAAGATAGTAGTATTAACGTTGTTATAAATGGTAGTAATAATGCTAATGAAAGAAATGTGTATTATAAAACTGTTACCACATTTGGCGGAAACCATACATTTGATCCCAGCGGAGGGCATTTTGGCAACGGACGTAGAGCGCCCAGAGATTTTGGAAATCGTACATTTGAAGGTGAGTTTAGCGGAAGTCGTGGTTCGCATACAAGTGTGTATAAGTACGATTTAGTATATTCACCATTGAACGGAAATACACCTGATACTTTCTCAAATGCCAGCCATTTATATCAGAGTTATGATATTAAAACTTTTGAAGAAACAATTAAAAATAAACTGATTGAGGATAATGGTTGGTTTGGCTTTAAAAATACGTCTAAACTACCAACATATGACGCATCAAGCGGAAAGGCAATAGACATTTCCAAACCAATTAATAGTGAAAACTCTAGTTCGTTCATTGATATGTATCCAGGAAGAGATTTATACTCTTTTACACCTAAATACAATAAATACAAAAACAGAATTGAGTCAAATTGGGACTATTGTTTGACTTATCCAAGTTCATCTATGACTAAGGGCTTTGATTTTATCAATGAGGAAACAGGCGGCTTGAAAATTCAAATGTTCGATGAGTTCACTATTGGTGATAGCGGTGAACATTTGATTACATTTTATTGCTTATCACAACATGGTTTAAGAGTAGGCGACTACGTTAATATCTATAAAAATGGAACGGATAAGGTGGTTAGTAATGCTATCGTAAGTAATGTATATGACAAATATATTTTTCAGATAAATAAAAATGGCATTAGCATTAGTAACAAATGGTATGATGTTTCAGACTCACCTAAGACATTTAGTGGTGACGGAATAACATATTCAAAAGACCCTTTGAATGAAGGCGTTTATGTAGACAACACTACTTCAGCAAATGTATATTATGTGCTACCTGACACCCAAAAGGTTAATTTGGACACCGACTATAATAATCTATCATTTAAAAGAGTAGTAAGTAATGTTGAGTGCAAGTATTACGTTAGGATTTTTTCAAAGATACCTAATTTCAAATTTTGCGATACTGAAATAAATGATAAAACTTTATACGATAAGACAAACAATAGGGATTTAATTAAAGAGTATTCAGACAAAGACCACGCTTTTGAAAGTCATATAAATAGGGTAGGTTTTTCAAGGAACATTTATGGAGATGAAATCAGTGAAATTGTTTTCACTGACGACATTGATTTAACTGCACTTAAAGATAATTTAGGAAGACCTTTAACTGACATTTATCTGACAATTGTTAAACGTAACAAGGGTTATAAATCTTGGTATGGTATTTGGCCTGAAACCAAAATAGATGTTACGGCAGATGACATTGAATACTCGCATTGTTTTGGAAAAAATAGTTGCAGTTTAAGATTGTCTGACGATTCTTTGAACTACGTTGGTGTTAATGATATTAGAAAGATTGATTCTGAGACTGAAGGACTTAATATTAAGAAGATTAATGAAACAAGTTCTTTTGATGTTGATGAAATCGTTTTTGATGAATGTCAGAATTTTTATGGCGACTTATGTTGTTATTCACCTATTGATGTCTTAGAAGAATCAATACAACCAATACTAAATAGGTTTAACACCGCACAACGTGATTTGAAAATATCTGATGAGGGGTATAAATATTTTTCATCATTTAAAGTTGATATGATTGATAAAGATGAAACTGCTATTGGTTATGGAGACCCGTATGAAATACAAGTTGCAGGTTTGCATTCAACGCAAATAACATACAACTCTTTACCACGAAGGGAAGGCTATTATTACCAAACTCACTATAAGATACCTGTAAAAACAATCTCAAGTACATTAAGTGAGCAATTACCTTTATTCCATACGATTTTGGACATAACCAAGGATGGCGATTATTTTAAAATCTATACCGATGATGAAAATGGTTTTACAATTAATGAAAAACCTATCCTATATGATAAAGATGAGAATAAAGTTTACATTTGCTTGGTAACTGAAATAATAACTAACAAAAAATTTGTTTGTAAAATTTTAGATGAAGAGGGTAAAAAGGTAAGCCTGACTGATATTAAAGACATATCAAGATATAATTTACTTAGCAAAGACGAGACAATACCTTTTTATGCTAAGATAATAAAAGATGGTTCCTGCCGTTACATTTGGAGAGAAGTTTTACAAAATGGTTTTGACGAGAACTCAAATGTTGAAATTTATCCGTTTACTAATGGCGCTCTTTACATCAACAGAAACATTAATTTCTACCTTAGAAGGCAAAATCCTTCTGATGAGCCACAGGAAACTATAGAATTGTCAGAAAATAATGAATATATTTCCTATGAGGATAAGGGAGAAGTTATTAGTAAAGTTGAAACTGAAGATAATTATGTTAGTGAAAAGAACATGAAAGAATGCTAAAATATAGTATTAAATTAGTCACAACTCCTGAGTTAAATCCTATTAATTATAGCGAGTTGTATTTGGCAAAAGATTTGTCATACATTTCAGGTGTAACTGATTATTATGAGGGCATTAGGGATGGGGAGGAAGTCTCCGTCTCAAGCCCTTATTTGGCTAATAGCGTCAGGAGACCAATCAAATTAACGTTGGTAAGAAGACAAGGATATGTTTTAACTGAAGAAAAATATCCTATTGAAAAGATAGAAAACGTTGGCGATGAAAAAGAAAATGCTTACTACGTTGAATATAACGGGGATTACTACTATCTTTTTGATAATTTTTCAGTTGAAGGCTTTTTAATTGATGGCTTTTTACGTCCGTCAAATGTTGACAATACTGTAACCATACCAACCAAGCATTGGATTGAAAATGGTAAAGTTGAAATCAAGGGTGAACGATATTATGTTGACACTAATTTAGTTAAGAACGAAAAATTCAATAACGGGTATGAATATCCAACTATTAAGAAATATGGTGATAACTCAATTTTAGAAAAAGTTGACGGCACTGAGATTAAAGTAGTAGATTATGAATATTCCAAATGGCATAACGTGTATAAATTTGTCATTGAAAGTGATGGCAAAGAGGAGATTTTAGTTGAAGGTGCAACAACAGGTGACTATTTCCCTTTTATAAGTTATAATGGTGAAACTTATTCAATTAAAGAATATGATAAAGGCTATGGCGTATTGATTGATAAAGAGTTTTATCCAATGCCTGGTGCTACTTCATTAGAAGAGTTCACTACTTTAGATAACCCTTCTATCACTATTGGCAATGAAACTCTTGATGTGGACACTACTTTTAAAACTGATGGTAATGGTTCAATTTTAGTTCTTTATACGCAAGGAGAAAACTATGATTTCAAACCTTATGAGTCTATTGTAGCAGAATCTGATGATACATATTTTGCGCAAAAAGTCAGCAAGGCTAAAAATGGAAGCCTTTATGTGGAGTATGATGGTGCTATATATTTTGTAAAACCAAATGTTTGTGATGAAATAAGAATTAATGACAATCATTATAGAATAACTTATGTTAATGATGAAAAAACATTAGGTTACATAACAATTAATGATGAAAACGTTTATTTATTAATCACTAATAAGGTAGCGACTATTAAAGACAAAGTTTACTATCGAAAATATATAAATGATAAAGAATATATTGTAGAATTTGGCAATCAAAGAAATTCATCCAAGGAGTCAGGTTTTAGCGTTACTGAAATCAGTGGCATCACGTTAGATAATGGAGATACTTGCCCTATTTTTGCTGATAATGCCTTTATAAAAGATTATGTAAATATTGATGAATATGATTTATATTGCCTAATTAAAGGTCCAAAAAAATATGAGCTACAAATCTTTGGTCTGGAAGGTTCTAAAACATTGTATTGTTCAGCAATCGCAAGTGCAGATGATATTTTTGAACAAAAAAGCATTAATTCTGAAATAAGGGATAATATAGAGCATTACCATTTTTACTTTAAAAGTGAATTGTTTGGCGATACCAAGATTACTCCTTTGTTAGGTGCAGAGGAAGCCTTGAAGAGTGACCATCCTATATCAACAAGGTCTATTTTGCCATTAAGCAGGGATTTGGCCATTAATCAGATTAATGATTATATAACTTTGCCAATTGGCTTAGGCACAAAAGTTGACACTACAATAAATAAGGACGATATTGTTCAAAATGACTTTGTAAAGGATAAAACTGAAGAAAGTATCAATCACGTGGTTGATATGGAAAAGGATATATATCATCCTGCATTGAAAACACCAGAGGGATTTAAGCCTATTGAAGAATTGGTGTTTAATTTACACTTTAGAACAAGAGATTTGGAGTCTTGGAAAGTAATACAAGACGATTCAATTGAAATTGGTGAGCTGTCAGCCACTACTAAGTCTGAAGCCATTCCTTTAATTTACACTACAAATGCAGACACTTCAAATTGGTTTGTCACTGATTATTTCGACTACAAGTATAAAGTTTATAACGAATCAGAGGCGCAAAAATTGCATATGTCTTCTGACCTTTTAGGTTTGTTAAATTTCACTGATGACGATGTTAAATATAGAAAAAAGAAAATAGCAAAGTCATTTTTAAGGCTTTCATTTTATAGCACGCCAAACCCTCAGACTCAGGTACTTTTATCAACGTCAACAATTTTTATGGATGAGAACAGGTGCTTTAAGAAAATGATGAATAACAATAGTGATAAAGGAAAAATTTTTAAAACTATACAACTTAAAGAAGATATACATAGCATCAGCTCATCAGATACAATAAACGTTATGAGTGAGTTGTACGATAAGGATAGTAGCGCTATAACAATTGACGATGATTCTAGACTTGATTCAAGAATTATAGTTAAGGACAAATACAATACTGATACTTCATCTGAAGGTTTTTATCTTTATTTATTTAGAGAATATTCAAGTAAATTAAGAGAAGGCACGATATATATGAAAGTAGATTTTTGTCACGCAGGTAATGGTTTGACAATACCTTTTATAATACCTACAACCAGTGATGGAGGCTCACCTATTTATCTGAATAACTTCTTTGACCTTTCAGAGTTAAAAGAGGGCATACCTTTGAATAAGGTCTATGATAACCTATACATACCAATAAAAGTTATTTATAGCGAAGCAGATAAAAAATATTGGTATTATTTGCCAGATAACTATGTTGAGAACGCATATTTAGGCTTGGGCGAAGAAGATGACAATAAAATGATGTTTAATTTATTTGAACTTAAAATCAGAAATCAATCCTATGAGACAAATTTTTAAGAAAATTTCATTAGAAGAAAGCAAATCAAGAATACCTGGTATATTACCCGCTTTAGGTAGTGAGTGGGTAATAAACTATGGAAATTTTTATGGTGATAAAAAGTATTCTACATATTCTGAGGCTTATGAGGATGCTTTTAGGGGTGGTATTGATGTTTCTAACATAGAACAAGAAATAAGTTTTCTTGATTTTTCTGGCAATAAAATTTTAAGTTCTAACACGAACGGAAACTATGGATTAATTGTTTCAGACATAGAGATTCCTAAAGTGTTCGTTACTGGTATAACCGATTACACTGACATTAACGTAAACATCATAATTCCAATAGAAGAGGATTATGACGAAGAGGTCTATTATTCTATAAATCAGATTACCAAAAAGTCGTTGAGAAGCCTTAAGGAAAAATGCGAAAGAGAAATTCTTGATGACAAAGGAAATCCTAAAACTAAAGGGCGATATTTTTATTATTACAAAAGAAATATATATTCAATCGAAATTGATGATACACTTTGGAACAGAGATATTTCTTATGTTGTAGAACATTCTACTTTACATAAGTACTTGACATATAGAACGCTCAAAGAGTGGTTCAGATTTTTTAATGAATATTATTTGTTACTTAGAAGTGGTGAAAGAAAGTTAGTATATAAAAATGCCTTAGAGTATTATGAATATGAGGTTTCTTTAAAGACTGAAGAATCTAGAGTTTATTACGAAAACTACGATAAAGTATTCAAATCACGTGGAGGTGAAAAATTTTTTAATTGGATTATTAATAACTGCATACCAAGGTTTTATATAAACGAAAATAACGAGTCTGGAGACACTTTCTATGGTGGCGTTGAAGAGTATTGGGGTGCCAAGTATTTGTACTATCCTGACGTAATTAAATGGTCTGCTTGGCTAACAAGTAGGTCTAATAAGTATAAGAATTTGGATAATTATACGCAATGCAAGGAATCTGACGATTGTTGCGATTGTACTGACTTTTTCAAACGAGGCGGTCATAGGATGAAAGCAAAAATGGAGCAATGGCTAAAAGGTATTAAAATTGATGAAGCTTCCATTAAAAGTGCATCTATAACCATACCAATATCTTTATCAACAAGTATTGATGATATTGGCGAAATGTCTATTTTTTCTAATGAATATAAGGAGAAAGTTGATTATTCTCAAACACTTAATACAGGCAATAAATCATCTGAGTTAACTGGTGGTACTGTTGTTCATAGACCTATCATAACTGATGAAAAAACAGGTGACATCTTTGTTGATAATAATGTTTACATGATTAAAGAAGGTGGAGTTAAGGGCTATACTCAGAATAAATACAAGGAAAATGTTTTCAATCCAAATGATTGGGTTGATTACACAAGTTACTATATTAACAAATACCCTGATGAATTCACAACAAGTTCAATGTTTTATGCCTTTAGACGTGATGGTGAGATTGTTTATAATCCTACAAGTAGGAAAATGTGTGAGAAATATGAAGTTATCACAAGTGACGACGGATTAATTGTAGTTGACGGAAATATTATACCTGTTGTTAAAAGGAAATATGTAATATACAAAGGTTTACCGAATTCTTTACTTAATGACTTAATGTTCCCTGTAGATGAAACTGCTGATGGCCTTTTCTTCACGCAAATAAATGATAAGACTTTCTATGCGGTAGATGGAATTGATGGTAATTTATATTTCAATTTCAAAACGCCTACAAAGTGTTCAAATAATGGTGAATATGATTGTAAAGTTTTGCCTGAAGGTAGAATGAAGGTAGATACTGTAAAATATAAGAATAGTCTTTATTTGATGAAGAATGGCATAGTTGAACTTGAAATAAATGGCGTTAAGCATAGATACCCTAAATTAGATGGCTACGTAGAAATTGACCACAATATGTACTTTGTAAGTGGTAGAAATTTGGTTCAGTTTGATGATGTAGTATATGATGAACATGATTATGTACCTACTGATACATATAAAATTGCTGATAATGGATGGGTTAAGTCAAATTCTTATCCTAAAGTTAGAAATGGCTATGCTGAAGTTTTATATCCATATGAGATTTATAGATGCGATAGTGTGACAGGTAATAGCGAGTCTCAGCTACATTTGCTAAAACAGAAGCAGATATTGACTGACGACATGGGAAATGAAATGCCTGGCTATTATTCTTATGTAAAGGATGCCTCGAAGGAAGAGGAGTTTATCAAATATGACTTCAGCGAATTAGGTAGGGGTAATTCGAGATACACGCAACCTTATAATGGTTGTCAACTTGATTTATACTATAAAGTAGGTAATGTTTCAAGTTTATCTAAAAATGAAGTATTAAGCCTTGATGGTTCAGAAGAAAACCAATATTTTGACGGAAACATATTGGAATCTATGAAATTCTTCTACACTATAGATGGCATTCCTTATAAAGAAGGTGAAAAAACATTGTCAAATGATATGCCAACATCCGCTAAGACTGATGTATTAGGTGCTATTAAAGATTGTACTAGAATGGTAAACGAACACATTTCAAGTTCATATACTGAATCCAATGGTTTAGAAAAAGATGTTAGTGATGCAGCTAAAGAAAACCGATATGATAGCTTCATAAACGGATTAAATTATTTGAACGAAAAAACACCTTATTTAAGGCTGTATTGTGAGTTTACTTATTATATTGGTGCTATTTTAAGGCAAAAAACTGTTAAAGACAATAATGGTTTGATTTATTACGATGGCTTTGAATTAGGTCAGAATATGAATCATGGTGTTAAGTATGTTGAGACTGACGAATTGGTTAATAGTGATTGCCTGTATCATTTGCTTAATGGTGGCAAGTATAATTTGAAATATTATAAAATTGTACAAAATGAGAAAAGTGTCGTGTTAAACGATTACAATAACCAAATTGCAAATGTTAAGAGTGCTGAGTTTTCAATGCCAATCAGACTATTAAGAAAAAATAGTAATGGCGGTGTGGAAGTTACTAAGGATGAATTTAATAGCAGATTTGGCTTCAACCAATTGAATAATTTAATGGTAACGCCTGTCTTTAGAAAGGAATTTGAATTTGGCATTTCTATGCCACAAAATGTAAAGTCAGATATTTATATAGACAGAGGTATAAATAAAGCCTTTGATAAGCATTTAAGACTACAAGAAATAAAAACTATGGATGCCCTTGAGCAATATCAGAACGGGGCTATATTCAACGTAATTGAGAATTAAAAAAATAAATAGATAATGGCAGCAGGAGTTTATGGAATTAACGTTCCTTCAAATATAGATGCTTCAATGGTAGACATTTATTATGCCTACCATCAAACACGTAATAGTGATAACACAAGAAATGCCGTTTTCACTAAGTTACCTTCCAGCATTTTGTCAAATGCCTTGTATGAAGGTGACGAGAACTCAACAGATAATGTTTTGGAAGGAATGTATAATTTAAAGTTACCTTTGGAGTATTTCAGCCAAAAAGGTTTCTACACAGTTTACATCAAACCAAAGGAGGTACCAGCAGTTATTACTGACATTAGCACCTTGGCTGCTTATCCTAACATTAAAGGTATTGTATTAGATTCGAATTCAGTTACTGATTCAAAAATAAGGAATAAAATCCTTACAAACAATGGTCTTGTTGGATGGAGAATTATATACATTGACGATAATGGCGACAGACAAGATTACTATAGGCTTATCACAAGTAACAATAAATGTGAGCCAATCGTAATGGCTTCAAATAGTTCAAGTGATAAATCTTATACTTATAGGTATAATGAGAGTTCTACACTTTCATTTTTAACTGTAACTCCTTCTACTGCACCAAGTTTCAAGTCAAACGCAGCCCCTTACATTGGTAAGCCAATGCAAAAGATTTTGTTGGTTAATACTGCATTTGAACCTGTAATGTTAGACATTGAACTTGTAGACCACGATGCTGATACAATCTCAACAATGCTTGAAGGTTCTCAACTTCGTGACCTTGAAAATGGTTTGGTTACGACATTCAATGACAGTAATGAAATCTACAGTCAGTCAGAGCATTTCACTTTGAAGGATAGTGAGAATGGTAAACCTGTTTATGAGGTTAAGCAGAAAAGAACAAGGAATATTGATTATTCGCAAACATTAGATGATAAAATTTAACGAAAAATAGAATTATGCCATACATAAAATCGCATTCAAATTATGTTCTAAAGAAGAGGCATCAAAACGTCAATGGTGGTACTATCTACGAAAGAGATATTACCACCATTGGTGGTAGAAATAGCTTTTCTAAAGGTCAAGTCCCATTATATCAAAGTGGTAATTTCGTTATAACAGTCAATAATGAAGATAACGTACAAAAGAGTGTTTACTCACAAGGTTGGGAGCAGAATGACAATGGAGAGGTTTGGACTCTTGAAAGTTTAGATGGATTAATTAAAGACGAGACAGGTTCTGAAGATCAAAAAATTGTTTTAAAGCAAGATTATTATAATTTAAGAGATTTTGCTTATTTTGGATCATGCTCAGAACTTATCAGGGCTTCTATTTCTGATATTTTGAAGAAATATCCAGGTGAGTTGTTTGTGCCTTATGACAACACAATAGTTTACACTTATACATTCAACGACACGCAAATGGTGTTAAATGACGATGGAACTACAAGTGAAACAACTATTCCTGATCTTACTGCTGAAACTACTGATTATAGTGAAGTCATAGCAAACAAAGATAATTGGCACGATATTAAACCATCTATTGTTGGTGGCATACCTGTATTTTATTATAATAGCAGTGGTTTTACTGGGGGTAGTGAGGAAGCTGTAAATGACGATGGTGATGGTACTACAGATGAAGAATCTATCGTTGGCAATGCTAAAACAAAAATTGAACGTTTAGGCGGAGATTCTAAGTTTTTGGTAGATAACCCTTTCAACATTGATATTCATACTTCATACATAAAAGATAGCGAAATAACGCAAGAGAATTTCCTTAAGTATTTTGCTGATGAAGGCTATAAAAACTATGAAGCGATTGATTATGAGGGTAAAGCACATAAGTTTACTTGGTCAGCAGGATCAATTAATGAGGGCCATTATTGCATTGGCAATGAAATTGCTGAAATTACTATAACAATTGACAACGGAGATGGTTCTCCAGAAGATGAATTCGTTATTGAAGCTTGGGTAGGTAATAATAATAAGGTATACTATTTGGTCGATTTAGATAAATATGCTAACTTAATTGTGCCAAATTCAAAGGATTTTTCAGCAAATTCCACGTCTAATGTTGATAATAATGAACAGGAAGTGGGTGTAAATGATACTTTAGCTAATGAAAAACTTAATACTGCGGTTTTCAAATATCGTTTAAGACCAAAGGCGGAATTTATGGATGAATTCATTAATAATCTTGATTCTTTTGAAAAGATTTTAATGAATAGAGAAACAACACCTAAATACACAGCCACATTTAATGTAATTAGGGAAAATGACTTTGGATATTTCACTGATTTAGAAAGATTTACGTTCCCAACAACTTATGGTGGCTACAATATTGGCTCGACAGGTCCTGCTTATGACGATTATGTTGGAAATCTTGCTGATATTGCAGAATTTTACGATGAAAGGTTCTGCGATAATATGTATAGGTCAATGACACATGAGTCAATTAAGAATTTCGACTGGACATATCTACGCCATAGAACTGATGAGGATGAAGAAGACGTTAAACAAAGTGGAGATAAGGTTGCAAAGATTATCAGATTGTTTGGAAGACAATTTGATGAGATTTTAGCATATGTTGATAACATTAAGAATTATAATGCGATAACATATGATAATATCAATAATCTACCTGATTATTTCTTTACTGATGCCTTAGACGGTGATGGCTGGGATGTTAAGCAGATAATACCTTATACTTTATTTGAATATACAGGCAATTCTAAACACTCAGATGATGTTTCAGAAAAAACTACAGAAGAAGATGAAAAATCAAACTCATTTGAACATAAAGCACTTCATAGGTTGTTTACACCTGACACGTCATTCACAATTAAACCTTACACAAGCAAATTAGATATTTATGCTGACGGATATTTCTTTGGGTGCTTGTGTGGTGTTAATGAACCTGTGGATCTGTTCGGTTTACATAAGAAAAATAATTTTCTTAATAATGATGATGCATCAACAAGCGTTACAGTTAGTTCAACAACTGAAGTTGATAAAAATATAGCATCAACAAGCGGTAAAGTTAGTTCAACAACTGAAGTATTTAAAACTGAGAAAGTAAGTAAGTATCGGTATTTTGAGGATGAAGGTGATGGAGTGTTTTCTATTAGTCCTACCTCAGGCGAAAGCGACTTTGCTACAACTTACATTGACTATGGTGTATCAAGTGAAAGCGCCTTTGTTACAACTTACATCACGTCAAAAAAAGGTAAAGAAATTACAGGTGATACATACATTGATTGCAGTGGCACTCTCAGAGTAAGAATTAAGAATTATAGTTCAGAAAACGATTGGACTATGCCTGCTATCAATAATGAGTTTATGAAAAGGCTCATCATTAACTCTAAGAACATATGGAGGCATAAAGGCACACAAGAAGGCGTTGAAATGATTCTTGGTATGTTCGGTATGAAGAGTAAAAGATGGTATGATGCTTTACCTGAATATGAAAAGGAAACCTATAAATACACTTTTAAAGAATTAAGCGGTGTAAGGCCTTATGACTATGAGATAAAAGAATACACATCTTTTACTAAGAGGATAGAAGACACTTACATTGACTCATTAGGTGATTACAAATACAATTGGATTAATCAATCAAAGAACATATCATATGGAACTGACGAATACGTTCCATATCAAGGCATTCCTGTGACCTATAGAGACACGAATAATGGCAAACGATACCTTTATCCTAATTTTCAAAAAAATGCCACATATGATGGAAATCCTTACTACCAAATGAATGGCGGATGGCTTTCAGTAACACCTTACTTGTTTGACAAGGATGATAATTTGGTGGTTAAAAAAGAAAATAGTAACATTTATAATGAAACATTAAGAAACATAAGGAGTGTTAATTCTTTGCAAGACCTATTTGAGATTCCTTTGCAAAACCTAAACGACGGAGACATTGTTTATGTTACTAATATATCTGGAGAATTCGCAGTAGTAGACGGTAGGGTTTATCCTTTGGAAGAAGAGTACGATAGCAATAGCAATAGTGGCTATACATATTTCACAATTGAGGTGATGAATAGCTCTGCCATAATTGGCAATGCTTATTTTAATGATTATGTAATTGTAAGTGACCCTTATTCAGTAGATAGTAAGAGACGTTATGACCTTGCTGATGGAGAATCTGACGGAATATCAATTAAGGTTTACTTGATAAAACGTGAAAACATTTTAGGTGATTCAATTTATGCTTACTCTGATGAAGAGTCAGTGTCCACATTTACTGTCTTTAAAAATGGTAAGTATATGGATGGTGAAAATTTCACAAATTATTTTAGAATAAACGATACCCTTTATAGCAATGAGTTAAGTATATTAGGTTGGGAGCAGCTTAAGACTAATGATTATGATTATTATAAAGTAAATTCTGAAAAGGACTATTACTTTGGAAATAACCCTCATACAGGTCATTTGCATTATGATAATGGTCACGAATATTTTACTTATTTCAGACATCTGTTTAGATATGCTTATGACAATTCATTGTTTAATGAAGGTGTGCTAAGTGAATATCCTAGATATGATGATGAAGACTTATATGAAGACATTGATGATTTCGGATTCAAGAGTTTGATTAATGATGACAGTTGCCAGCTTGATTATGAGGATTTCTTAACTGAAGATAGTAAGATTCATTACTTTGGTAACTATTATAACGATAATGGAAGTTATGAATACTCATTAGACGATAAGCCTAATAAATATGAATATAACTTGTCAACTATAAACCCTAAGACGATTGGTGTAGAACCAGTTGACAGCGATTCAGTTGGCTATGGATGGATGCATAAACCTTGTAGTGGCAATACGGTTGAAGGAGAAACTCCTATTGATGGTGTTACTAACCAAATTGTAAACAATAAGGTTGTTAAAGTAATTTTCTACATTAGAGACGACAATTTCTATTCTAAGACCGCTCTTGAAGAGATAAAGTATTTGGAATCAGTTGTAGTTCCTTATATGACGCAAATGATGCCTTCTGGCGTTATTCTGGGCACTGAATATAGATTTGTCGGTCAAGGTGTACATTCTTATACTATTAAAACTGTGGTTAATGGTGAACCTGTTGATGGCTTAGGCGTTGAGATAAAGAACGAAGAAACTGGTAAGTGGGAACTTGTTGGGTATACTGAACAAGGTGTTTTGACTTTTGAAAAAGAAGGCGACATGGACAAAATAAAAGTTAGAATAAAAGGCGGAGATTCAGAAGAGACTACCTTAAATTTAAGTACATATTATGTAGCAAGTGATTATACTCAGACACCTTTCAATATTGATGTCACTACATCATATAAGAAGATTAATTTCGATACAACTGAAGGCGAAGTTGATGCTGATCGTTGTTTGGAATTTAATGGTGAAATGACTACAAATATACCAGGTAAATTCTTTACTTATGAAATTAAGTATAAGAAAGGCGATGAATGGGTTTCAGATGCAGACGGATGGATTGAAAATAGTGCCGATGCGTCTGAAACAGGTGGTACGATATATTTAGGTACAAAGGATAATAATACTCTTTATGATAGAGATGCTAAAATAATTGTAAAATACGCTTCAGCGGAACCAAAGGAAGTTCAAGTACATCAGTATGCTAACACTGAAGAAGTTACTTATACCGTGATTTCTAATGTAAATGACGGAGTTAACGCTTATTTCTACAAGGATGAGCAAACAAAGGAACCTGAGTGTGATCCAATACAATTTAAAAATGACGTTGTTGAATACTCTAAGCCTAAAGTTAGTACAATCACTGCAAGCAAATTGTACGTTAAGATTGAAGGAGGTCTACCTGATAGTTCAGTAACATATACACTTGACACTAAAGACGGTTCACGTGAGGAGGTCTTATCTAGCGGTGAACAAACTTGGAGTCCTAACTTGGTTTATGGCAAAACAATTAATAGATACACTTGGGATGATAATGCTGATTTAGATAAAAAAGAATATTTAAGTGCTACTACATTCTCAATAGAACCTGACCAAACCGTTGAAAAGAACTACACCATAATGAAACCTGAATTTACTAACTCAGGAGTCACTTGCAAGCTACAAAAGCCTTCAGTTGATTGGGTTAAAGGTAATGACAGTGACTATACTTCAAACATAAGTGCTAATACTTACAACGGAAATAGAAGTACTGTTTTGAGATATTATATTAATGAAGATAAATCTGTTTTCCTTGATTATAAAATAACTCAAGGTAAGAGAGACTTCGTATTTAAGTTTAATACTTCAGTAAGTTCAATTATTGTATCTGAAGAAAATGATAAAAAAGCGTCAGCAACAACTGAATTTACTAAGCATAGAGTAACAATACCTTTAAAATGCATTGATAGCTATGCCACAACAGCAGAAAATAAAATAGGTTTTATTGCCATTGTAAGAGATAGTAATACCAAATGTACTATTGATGAAAACAATGTTTATTTTGACTTAGATAAGAATACTTGTACCAAACCAAGAGATTTTACAGTCATTTTTATGCAAAAAATAAGTAATAAACGAATAATATTAACTGTTACACAAAGTGCGGTTGTTTGCGATGTAGGCGATGTTTATTGCTACGATATATCTAATGGCAATTATTACTTTGTTGATGTGTTAAATGGCGATACTATTGATGATAGTGCTATACCTATAGGTATTACGATTATACCGATGGATAATGGTGCTAAAACCAATGGAGAATTTGCTCGTGTAATTTCTTTGACTGAAAAAAATAGCCAAACTTACCAAAGTCCTTTATGGAAAAAATCAGACACAGGTAAAGCACAAACAAATGATAAATACGAGTACAAATGGAGAATATCTTCAAGAGAACGTGTTGATGAAGATTGGTGGGTTTCTTTAGGTACTGAAGGTTATGCAAACACAGGTGTTTTGAAATATAAAACTAAATTAAATGCTAACGGTTTGTATTATGCAATAACTGACCACCATGCTGATAAACCTATGACAAGAGATTCTAATGGCCATTATAAAATAAATAATAACTTTAAAGAAGACGTTAATATAGGTGATTCAAGGCATAAGAATTGTTTGTGTGATTTTATGGGTTTCCAAAAAACAAAATATGCTTACGAAGACAAAGATTGCGGAGGTGAATTATTTGAAATGTGCTATAACTACGAAACTGTTGGTACTAACAAAGGGGAATGGTTCTTAGGTGGCGCTGGTGAGATGGCTTGCTTAGTACAAAACATTGGTTTGATTAATAAAGTAATTGGTGAATTACAAAAATTAAATTATTCAGTTACTAATTTTAACTTTGATTTCCAACCAGATAAAGGCTATTTCAAAGGTGGTCCAAACCACGGAGATTATTGCAAAGATTATTATTGGACAGTGACAAATCACGGACGTGTTGGCGGGATTGATTCCATTAAAAGTATAGACCCTGCACGTGGTAACGAATTTTCATCTTGGATGGTAGCATTGGCAAATGGCACTATGCAATGGGGAGTGCATAGAACAGGTCACGACCAAAGCGCAGGACGAAACCAAACAAGAGCAAGGGCAAGACTAATGCTTCTTGTAGATGCAAAAAATAATCACGTACCAAGTGAATTAACAAATGGCGAATAATATAGGATATAAAGCATCAATTGATGCTGATTGGGTAACATTTAAGGAGCAATCAGGTGTTGAAATATCAGATAATGGAAAAACGCTTGAAACAAGAGATGTAATCCCAAGTAATTTGAAGCTAATTGTGAAAGAAAACACGGGTGCTACAAGGGAAGCAACTATAACCTTTACGCAAGAAGGCGGAGAAAAGAAAACAGTTACTTTACGGCAAAATAAAAGCAAAGCAGGTAGGTATCCAGATGGAAAACCTTATTTGGATACGAATAAGAGTGGTCTTGTTATCGAAAATACGTCAGAAATAGATAATTTAGATATAAGTGGCGGTAAGGTTAATTTCACTGCCACTTATAAAAAGGTTTACTCAGCTAACTGGTATGAAACTGATGGCGACGGAAATGTAATAAATAGAGGGGTTGAAGAGGTTTCTTCTTTAAACACAGAAGAGGATGTGACTAATTCTTCTGCTTGTACTTGGACAGTTTCGCCTGCAATTAATGGTTCAGAAATTAATAATGGGAAGTTATTTGTAGGAGAAAATAAGTCAAATGGTAGTCCTATTTTTAGTGTGAATGCAACTTATACTGATTCAGGTAATACCTTTACAAGTAATACCTTGAAAGTAAAGCAAAATCCTTCACCAGTTGCTTGGATATTTACAGTTAAAACTAATAACTCTGGTACCACTGTTTATTTCTTGAACGGTTCTGAAGTTCACCCCGAACCTGCTGAATTTAAAGATGATGCTTACTATTCAACCTATTCAACTAGTGGAGTTGAATCACCAAATATTTCAGCCTATATTGTGAAAGATGACGTGTACACGACACCTAAAATTAATTTATATGAAAAAGGCACTGAAACAGAAGTTAAAGTTAACCCGTGGAAGGCTTCGTCCTCAGGCAATAGCATGGAACTTGATGCTGTCTATGAAGTAAGTAAAACCACATATAAAGTAGATAATGACTCAGCAAATACAAAAACTTTGGTTGATGGTGAAATTTTTGAGATTAATTCTAATGAAGATAAAACTGAAAATATTAAAAGACATCCTAGCGGTGAAACCGATAGTTCGTGGCTATCAATAAAGCCCGAAGGCGATGCTAATAATGATGAGGATTTTACATATAGCATTAGTGCTGAAAACAATGCCAGTGATAGTGTGAGAAAGGGACTTATAAATTTCAAATACATTGATGATAAGCTTCCACCTGCTGAAACTCCTTTTAATGTTATTCAACAATACAGAAAGTTTACAGTTGCACCAAGTGCTATTACTGTAAACTGGGATGATACGAGTAATAGCGGAGTAACTATTTCATCAACTGAGTCTGACTGAACTGATTGCCAATATGGTTTTGAAATAAATGAATTTAAACATTCACTTATACAGGTAAAAAATCCAATATAATATTTAAAAATCACAATGGATAGTTTTAACGCAAAATATAAAGATGGTAAAATACACATCGTATCTAATACGCATTGGAGTACTACAGTAAATGGTACTCTAATGCTTTCCATGTATAGCGGTGAAGGTAACAAAGACATTGATGTTTTAATTTCACCTGACATACCTTTTGGTAGTGGAGATGTCTTATTTTCATATGGTGATAACTATTGTACTAATTATCCGCAATTGCATATAGCATTAGAAAATAAAGATTATTTCAAGGTTACACCAAATCATATTTACTTAAAAGGTAAAGGCTCAACTGCAACTGCAACTATAGTTTCAAATAATGGGTATATGATTAACGGAGCATCGCAAAAGAACTACACTGTTTTACCTTATGGTTCTGATAAGATTTTAATCATATCCAATACTGATAATGATTTTGGCTGTAAAGGTGATTCCAGTTTTTTTGTTGACGACATTAAACATCCTAACAGAGCGAGAGTCAAAGTATATCAGTGCATTGAGAACGAGTTAAACGATACCTGTATTTTATATGCTACTTACAGTAAAGTAAACTCTAACACATTTAATGTTAATGTTGAATCAATCCTTAAAGGCGAATATTCTAATTTCACTTGGGATAATATTTATGGGGTATCAATAACCAAGACCAACGCAAATACATTAAATGTAGTAATAAATGATGTTGTTGGCGATTCGATTACATTAAAATTACATAATGCTTGTTCTGATTACGATTTAAACATATATAACGGAAACGTCATATATTCATCAATTTTCGATGCTGCAATTAAGTGTGACGGAGTTATTGGAAGGGAAGGAGGTGAAACTGAACTTTCAATAGCATCACAAACAATTGAAGACGGTGACGATTACAATAAAATCAAGGAAGAAAATCAGAAAATTTCTTCGGTTTGTGATGGAATTAGTAAAGATGATGATGGCGATAAATAAACTTTGTTGAATTAGACTAATAATTAATCTCCTTATTTATATATTAAAAGTGATAATTAATTTAATATATGGAATATTTAAAATTATTTAATACTGAAAGTGATTATTTGGCTTATAGGGATGATGAGGAAAAGTGCCTTAGGCCAAATTTATCCCTTTCTGAAGAGGATAAAACAGTATATTACAACTACCCACCCAAGCCAAAGACTAATGGGCACGATTATGTGGATTTAGGACTACCAAGTCACACACTATGGGCAACAATGAACGTTGGCGCATCTAAGCCATCTGACGCAGGTCTTTACTTCCAATGGGGTGATACTGTTGGATACACTGCCGATCAAGTAGGAAAGGAAAGTGGGAAGAAGAATTTTAGTTGGGCTGATTATAAGTGGAGCATTGATGGAAGTTCTTCAAACTTTAACAAGTACAATACCACTGGTGCAACATTAGAACTGTACGATGACGCTGCCTACGTCAATATGGGAGGTGACTGGCATATACCAAGCCCTAAACAAATTCAAGAATTAACTGCAAATACTACAAGCACTTGGACAACACAGGATGGAGTAAATGGCAGATTATTTACATCAAAGACTGATACTTCCAAGTCTATCTTTATTCCTGCAGCAGGTTATGCTTCGTATGGTTCGCTTCGATATGAAGGAAGCGAGGCTGTCGTTTGGTCATATATGTTGTATGCGAACAGTGTCGGTTACGGTCATCGCCTTGTCTTCGATTCGAGCGGTGTCTACTTGGGCGGCTACTACCGTTGCTACGGCTTTTCCGTGCGGGGCGTGCTTGGTTAGGATTTATTTTAAATATACTTCAAATAAGCTAAAAACTCTGTGAATTTCTAAATATTTATATATAAAATAGGGAGGAATTATGAGATTTTTTAGTTATATGAAATCGTTGCTTGATGTTGAGTCACCTAATTCAAGCAAGAGTTTTACTTTGGTATTGTCTGCAATAGTTGGTGCATTTATTGGACTTACTATTAGTTTTGTTATTATATATGATGTAATAACCAATGGATATGTTAAAACAGATTTAACGGATGCAGGAATATTTCTGCTATGTGATGGCGGATATATGGCTGGTGCAGGTGTAACTAAGGCTATTGTAGACAGAAGGAACAAAGGAAGAATTAATTTTAATAATTCAAATGAAACTTTGGAAGAATGTAATGATTCTAATGAAGAGGAGGCACAAAAATAATAGAAAAAGGTTTGGAAAATTAATTTTCCAAACCTTTTTTATTTTAGATAATATTTTGTTATTTCTTTTTCATTTAGAACTTGTTTAACTATACTTGAAAAAGTGAACTCCATTTTTGAATTTTTTGTTGTATATAAATATTTATATATAAGGCATAATACCGCAGGAACTGCGGAAATTAACGCTTGTGGAGATATGAACCCCGTTAGGGATTCAGCCCAAGAAGCTCATAAGTCTTTAGCTTATGGGCAGTTCACTGTTATAAAATAAAAAATGTTTTTCGTATGAAAAAAGTAATTTTAGACTATATTAACAAGATGGAAGGCTGGAAAACTGCTATCAAGTCATTGCATTGGGATGCAGACAATCTAAGTCAGCACAAATTATGCGATGATATTGCTGATAGGATTGCAGATTTTCAAGACCAAGTATCTGAAGTAGAACAGTCAATAACTGGAAAGCTTAAAATAAACACGCTTAAAGGGGTTACATATAAGATTAAGGATTTAAAAACATTTGTTCAAGACGTTCTTGATGAAACTAATGTTTTTTATAAAAAGGTAAAGAAACTTGGTGATACTTATGCAGGTATGGCAAGCGATTGTGAATCGTTTTTAAGTGATATGCAAAGAAATCTTTATCTTGTTAATTTTACATTAAAGGAAGACCTTAGAAGAAGATTGAGAAACAAAATTAATGAAAACAAAAAAGAATATGTAATTGAATCAAAAAATGCAATATATACATTGACTGAAAGTGAATTCAAAAATCTTCTTAAAAATTCAATACATAATGCTTTAAAAAGAAATCGTATTATATAATTGCTAAAAACAACAAAAGATGAAACAGATTATTAGACTTACAGAGGGAGACCTTCATAGAATTATTGGAAATACTGTAAAAAGAGTTTTGAAAGAAGGCTTTGAAGATGACTTCAATCAAGCAAGAGATGATCATATGTCAAGAGGAGGAATGTTTGGTATGGAGTTGAAAAACTCTGAAGGTGATTGGGAATACGGAGATGTGACCTTTGACCCTAATTCAAACACGATGTCTTGCATGGGAGCTTCAATCCAAGTTGACCCTGATATGACGGTTGACCAAAATCTTGAGGCACTTTATGACGAATTAATGAACAATGGCTATAGCGATGATTAATAACTGCTAAAAGGAGAATCAAAAGGTTCTCCTTTTTTCATGCACATTGATATAAACCATTCGTAAAAGTTAATTTTGATATTCTCTAATATTGTAGTATTTTTATATATATTTTTAATATTTAATATATATTTATTTATTATAAAATAACCTACAAGCAAGCTATGTACTTATAGGCTTCCTTGTTAAAAAAAAACACATGAAAAAACTTATTAGACTTACAGAAAGCGATTTACATAGAATCATTGAAAATTCTGTTAAAAGAATATTAAAGGAAAATGACGTACCTGTTGGTAAATATGACGGAGCAGACCTTGGTAATGTTCATCCATATTATGCACAATATCCTAAGAAAAAAGCAGAAGAATTAGCCTCTTGGGATGCATATGATAGAGCAAATGATAGGTATCCTTACAACGGCAAGCCTATACGTAGTAATGGATATTGGGAAAAGTTCGAAAAGCCAAGCATAGAGAATGATATGTATCGTAGCATGGGAAATTCAAGCCAATATGACACTTTAGCAGAACCTGATGATTATGCACGAAATGATAGTGGTTATGGTCATCATATCACGCCAACAAGACCAAATCATGCACAAGGTAGACTTGCAATGGCTGCATTGAATACTGACGATGACAACCCTATATATAATAGTAATGGTGAAGAACGTTATGGAGCAGTTCCTTCGATGTCAAGAAATCCTAAATATTTTTCAAATGACCGAGAAAGAGTAAAGATAGGAAAATTGCAAGGTGATAGAGCATCAAGAGAAGCTGAAGATACATGGAATGCAGAACGTCCTTTGAGAGATATTGGAGCATAGGATGGAAAAAATACTATAAATAAAAAAGCCCTGCTTAATAATTAAGCAGGGTTTCTTTGTTTTCATCCATGTCATCAACTCCTGAAATCTGAAAATCATAAAGACCATATTCAGTATCTAAATCAATGAACCGATGTGTTTTTTCCTCTAAATTCCAAACACAAAATCCGTGTTGCGTCACAGTCTCGCCAAAAGTCTGCTGAATAAGTGAACCTGGGTATACAATAGGTACATTTCCACGTTTCAGCTCTTGACGTTTGTGTATGTCACCAGCCATAACAATGTCACAGCCATTAAAAGTCTCCCCATCAGTACCATCTTGCATAACAGTACCATTATTAAGCGTAGCACCAATAATAGTTCCATGGTAAAGACCAATTACTGTATTGGTAGGGTTCTCCTGTCGTGCCTGAGCAATATCAGGTTTTCTGTAATCAGCATAGATTGAATATAAAGCCCAAGTGACATTATCATCAATCAGCGTACCACTATCAAAACCAAGATAACCATCCACAAACACTGAATTTTGGAAATTGGCGGTCTCAAATAAAGCAGTCATAGTGTCTTTTCTACTTGTATTGTTTACAAGAAGGTCGTGATTACCACTTATGACGATAACTTGTGCAATTTCTTCCAACTGTCTGATGAAAGTGCTTGCGAACACAAACAACTCAGGTGATGTTTGATTCTTTTGATGTACCAAATCACCTGCAAGTACTATTCTGACTTCTTCCTTTTTAAAAGGAGAAGCAACTTCCTTGCATTTCTCAATAAATTGTGTTAACTGAGCAGCATATTCCTCGTGACGTTGTATATTACGAATATGTATGTCTGCTGCGTGTATAATAAGTTTAATCATTAATTAAATAATTTCCCAATTTTTATCTTTCTGAAATTCGCCAAATAAACCCCACTTACACATTGAGGCATAAATTGGCTTATCCAATTCAAACTTCTTAATTAGTTCTTTTGGAGTAACACTTACAACCTTTTCCTCAACCAAGGTGTTATTGCAATCCAAAATGTGCGTTGAGACAAAAATATCAGTCTGCCCAATACAACAGGCAATGGATGTTTCAACCTTTTCACCAAGTTTAAAGGCAGTCTTCTTCGCAATATTACGTGCAAGAAGATTAAGCGTCAAATCAGCCTTAGAGCCATCCTTTGTCCAAGGTGAACCGCCTCCTACCTTTTCATTGCCTCCATAAAAATCAACTGCAAGTTTTCTACCTGTTACACCACAATCAGCAATTGAAGAGTGTGACTTATAAACGCCAGTACCATTTACAATAAGTGAATAATCACCTTTAAGTACTTCCCTAATATAGGCTTCAATATCCTTGGTATTGTCAGACAATGTAGGAACTGCTGCGATTACGTGCTGAATCTTATCATCACGTGTTATGATTTGCGTCTTGATGTCCAAACCGCCAATTCTGCTCACAAATAACGATTTATTTAGCCTTCTTGCAATTGTGTGGTCTAAAGGCATACCACATGTTTCTTCATTTGGCTCAGCGTAGCCAAAGAAAATGCCTTGGTCTCCCCATCCCTCATTCTGATATACACCTTGTGCAATCTCTCTGCTCTGTTGACCAATATGGTTCACAATTTCCAAGTCATCAGCACAAATAGTATTATCCTTGCCCCATTTGCTCTGATACTCCTTAGTGTAGCCAATCTCGTTTACTGCCTCACGTACAAACTTATCAATTTCTGCATTTGTTATGCCAGCATTGCTTGTAACCTCACCTCCAAGTGTTACGAAGTTACCCTTAATCTGAACCTCAACTGCATACTTTGTATCACTGTCACGTTCAATAAATCTATCCAAAAGATACTCTGAAATGAAATCTGCTATTTTGTCAGGATGACCTAAAGAAACGTATTCTGAATACTTAACCATATGTT